AAGATCTATTTGAGCACTATGCTCTATGAACTGCCCTTAACGGTACAATTCACAATTTTATTTATATCAGATATTCTCTAAATTCTGAATATTTGACCACTTTTTTAGCTTTTCAATTTTAGCAGTTTGAGCTCGCTCAATGTTGGTGTATGACACAATATCCATGCTGTGTAGGATATCAATCATTGCCATCATATCACCTAGCTCTTCTTCTAAATGCTCGCGGTTGGTTTTAGGCTTACCGGGTTTGAAGTTGTCTAGCCCAAATCTGCTGATTTTGCTAACTGCTTGAATTACTTCTGCACATTCCTCTTGGAGAATGTCCATGACTTCTTTAGTTTGACTGTCCATTTATTACCTTTGGTTAGCGAATGGTGCGATATAACTACCGTTGCTCATGGTGCTGGTGCGCAGAGCCTTGTAGACATTTTGTACACCCACTGCTTGATTCCACGCATCTTCGAGAGCATGATGCTTTAATACTGGAGGACGATTGGGATTAATGCCTACATCAAAAATTGTACGGGTGTCGCGAACTTCCCAAAAACTCCAAGGAATAGCTTTGCCAATTTTACGGAAATACCATTCTAGGATAGTAACATCAAATCCAGCACCGTGACTCCATACTCGCTTTCCGCCCCAACAAAACTTATACAGTTGTGTCATTGCTTCTTCAATGGAAATTCTGTTCTCAGGATCAAATGCTTCGTTCTGAGCATCCTGGCTTTGATTAGCCCACCAATCTAGCGTCGCCTGGCTAACCGTAGCACCAATCCGATCACAACTATCAACATCAACACGGACATAAAATTTCTCACATTTCTTTTCGTTTACATCGTCACCGAATGGATCAAATTTAACTGCTCCGATGGTGAGGATTGTGGCGGAGGGGAGTACGTCAAGCGTCTCCAAGTCGATCATAATATCTGTGTTCATACAGTTATTATACTACCTTTCTGACCAATGGTCAATGATTAAAACAGTTTAGGGGGAAGTTGTTGATCGCGGAGTTTTTTACGCCAACGTGCTTTGGCAGCACCTTTTTTGCGTTTGCGTTCAGTGGTGGGTTTTTCATAGAATTCTTTGGCACGTAGAGTATCTAGTGTACCAGCTTCTTCGATTTTCTTTTTAAATCGACGTAGAGCCTGATTGATATTTTCGTTTTCTTTTAGAACAACGCCAGTACCTTTTGATTTACTAAATCTATTCATGATGATTTTGAGACTTTTTCCAATAAAATTAAAATTTCTTCAACACTATATATAGCACGATCGTTGGCCATATGTAAATCTTTTAGATTTCCAAAATAATAAGATCGTGGTTGAGCGGCCACCCAACCTATGATTAATTCTATAGCGCCATTATTTTCAGGACTAGCATTGAATATAATTAAATCACCTTTGACAATTTTGTCCATCAACCATTCAATAGAATTTCCCATTTTCCAAACATAGTTTATGATGGTATAAGGCAGTGTGGTCTGCATTAATGCATTAGAAACAATAGAACTGTGTTCTTCTGTTAGTTCTACGTGAACAATTCGAATACCCTGTAACAAGGTATCGTCTGGTGGGGTAACAACTAGAATACGGTCACTCATTTCTTGGCGTCTTGAATTCGTTGCCAAATTGTACGTTCGTTCTGTTCAGCATTTTGTTGATAGTTTTCTTTGATACGTTTGATCTGATTGCCCTGTTCATCATGTTCCATCCACGACACATCAGAAACACCACGTTCTTCAGCCCACTCTTTGGCCTTTGCTGATTCTTCTGTGTCGGGATTTTCATCAGCCCATTTCTTGGCTTCTACGGCAGCTTCATCTACAAAGTCTGCCCGAGGCTTGAGATAATCGTACCACGGTAAATGATCTATGATGCCTTTTGCTAATAACTGTCTTTGAAACTTTAGGCTGGAATCTGGATTATCATGTTTCCATGCTGCCATTGCCTGCTTTTCTGTTTCAGGAACAGACGCTAAAATTTCTGAGTCTTCTAGTTCACGCTCTTGTTCTACAGCTTTCTCAGCCTCTTCGATCATTTTGTTCCATTGTTCTAACGGCAAGTCTTCTACCGTTTCTACTGGCTTTTCCTCTGTTGCTGTTATATCACCTCCTAGTGCAGTCAACGGTGTTTCGCCTGGAACTTCTGTGTGTGTTTGTAATTTATATGCTGAAGGGAATGGCCAGTATGCTGAGGCTGCCGGACCAAAATGGTGCTGTGTAGATTCTTCTTCGGGCTCTACCTCTGTTTCTTCAGGAACCGGTTCTATGGCATCAGCTGCTAAATTTTCTTCTTCTTGTTTTCGAAACCATTGGAAACTGTACTGGCTGGCCAATAATAGAATCACTGCCAGCGGATCAAACACCACCACTATGATAATGATCACCCAGGTCACTGCTTTTTCTAATATGTTGGCATCTGGATTGTCTCCGTAGATAAAATTGGCAATATATTTTATTGGCCCTACTTCAGCCTCGACCTTTCGTACTTCCGCCGCGATGGGCGCACGTTCTTCGCTAACGGCGGCAACAATTTTCTGTTCGGCCGCAATCTCAGATTGAAGGCGGACTCTTTCTTTTTGCTGTGCTCTTCGGAGTCCAACAGCCTTGTCAGCACCTTTTTCATCACTGCTTCGACCCATAACTTGGTCCACAGCCTCATCCATCTGTCTAAGCGCCTTACGGTTCGCATCTATATTGTCCTTGGCTGTTTTGATCTTTTCGTCGTAGATTGCAATCCTGCTCTGTACATCGCCGGACACAAGACTTTGATCACTGTGTGCTTTGCTTAGGAATCCAAAGATACCCATGCTGGTAATCAACATTAATATGGCAATGGCTGCTAGTAGATAGGCTCGGATAAAATACGGTGCTCGAGTCCAATTTTGTTTGAGCCATACAGTGCCGGCAAGTTTGCTGATTTCCAAGGCCACACCCATCACAATGATTGGGATGACTGCCGCAGAGAATATGGCCACTAGTCCAGCCACACTGTAATAGATGGCCACCGCAGATACTGTTAAACCGCTGAGTAAGGCTGACCAGGCAATGAATTTGTCGCTTGTATGTATTCTCATGAACTAATATTTAGCTGTACCAGTGCCACCTATTATCTACTTCGTTAAAGCAGGCGGTGGTTTGTAGATTTTTCTGCATGTTATGTGCGATAACACTCACGTGCAGGCGTTTGCATAATGTGCCATTTCTAGGAAACTGCCAGGCCACTCTAACTGTACCACTGGCGTTGTTCTTGTACCATCTTGAGAACTGTCCAGGTTGTACTTCTTCTAGAGCCAGGATCAGTGAACTGTAGTAGGCATCTTTCTGATCAGCATCAAGACCCTTGAACCAACCAAAACTGACATTGAGAATCTGTTCCAGCCAAGGCCCGTTGGTCTCTGGATAGAATTTAGGATTTTCTATGTTGACAGTCTGTGCGTTAGTGGACGTATTCATAACCAACAACAGCACCGTTGTGGTCAAGAATCTGACAGCTTTTGATTTGTACGTTAACAAGTTTATCTCCAGATTGAACAGTTCTATTTGCGATACCACATTGGCCAGCCATGCCCATTCTCACAGCAGTAAGCCGTTTGAATTGATCATCAGTGCATTCAACCACAGTCTTGCTTTCTACCCTCTCACCATTCTGAGTCTGGATGGTTTGGCTGGTGTGACAGTACTGTGGTTTCTGTGCCTGCACCCTGGGAGCTGAGCCACATCCTGTCAGCGCCATAACACAGGCCAACAAGAATGTGGGTACCACTGCAACAGCAAGAGCTCGCATCATTGTGCCTTGGCTTGTTTGGCTTCAGCGATCAACTGCTCAAATACATCTTTCTTCATTTCAAGACGAGCATAAGTGTAGTGACGTCCGTTCATAGTGAAATGACCTTTTTCGGTTTTCACATGTTTACGGATAGCAGTATCTTGAACCTTGTAAGAAATCAAAGTACGAGTGGTTTTCTTGTCGTCTTTGATATCGATAACGGTTTCAGAATTAACTGTACCGTTGATGCGTTTTGCAAAGTTGTTCATTGCAATAGCATCCATTTGTTCTTCAGCTGCCTGAGCGTATGCTGATTCTCCTGCACCGCAGGAATAGACCATGTCTTCTTTCCACCAGAACCAACCCTTGACGCCTTCTTGAGCACAGCTCTGATACCAATCTGGTTGTGCATAGGTCTTGCGATCTGGAATATCCTTCATCGAAGAACAGCCTGTAATGGCTGCTGCCATTAAGCCTACCAAAATTACCTTTTTCATCGTATACCTTTCTGTGTGTGTTAACGATAACAATAGTATAGCACCATAGCTGACCAAAGTCAACTAGGTGCTTTACCAAATTATTTGAAGAAGATTAGAGCCATTAGAACTGCCTGGATAATAAATCCAAATCCGATTGTGACAATGTTCAACATGTCTTTTTGGATTGTGGCTTTGACAAACAACAAGGTTAATCCTGTCCAAACCAACAGTACTAGATCTACCCCGGGCAGTCTGTCTGTGAGTCCTGCCATCACTGCTAACATGCTGGGCACAGTAGCAGAGTGAAGCACTATGGCAGCAAGCCAGCCAAATGTTTCTGCTGAGATTGTAGAGATTTTGGTTTGAACAAATGTCTTGACTTGATTGATGTCGATCATATTTTGGTTCCTTTCTGTTTATAAAAAATGTGTTGTCCAATTTGACCTATTTTATCTAGCTGCCATCTCGGGTTAACGTAGGTGGCATGATAAAACAAAGCATCTTTGAGAATAGATAATCTAAATCCTTCCAAAAGAACTTTTTTAGCGACTTCATAGCTTTCATTATAGGCTTCCTTGTTTATCGGTCTGTTTCTATGTACGGAATCACATGCCCATGAGAATTGACATACAACTTTTTCCATAAAAACATTTTTTTGATACACTACACCGCAGACATCGTTGCCGAATTTACCAGCGGCTACCCGATTCATAGTTACCTGCGCTACTGCAACTTTACCTTCGAAGGGCTCATACCCTGCTTCACGGTAAATGTTGATGGCCAAACAATCCAACTGTTTTTCACGTGTTTGTATTGAAACCACGTCATTGCTGTAGGCACCATTCTGCTGTCTCAATTGTTGAAACTTGGCAGCGGTCATGGTCGTAACTAGACACGCCACAGCGATCAATCCTAGTACATAGGATACTAACTTAATTGACTTTTCCATAAGTCCTCCTTTAACTTGGTGCGATCCAAAACTATAGATCACATTACATAAAGGGAGTTAACTTCACGAGGCTCTGAAAGAACCCTACTTTCGTGTAGTTGTCTCCATTGGACGCACTGTCTCATAATCAGTGTGCCTTTGGCGACCCTTGGCTTCCCGAAAATACGGGTTTCTCATTGGCCAAGACCCGCGGAACCGTTTCAGCTTGTGACATACTTTGGTTCTACTATCTTAGTTTCTTTGCGAAACGTTTAATATATAGTCGATATTTTGGATTCATAGACTAAAACCGGCGATTATCGACGCATTCTGGCAATATCAACGGCTTCTTCGTCGCTGAAGACTGGCACGGCATTGCTTTTGTGCATTGTAGCAATGCCTTTGACTTTGGTTCCTGTATACACGTTGGCAGGTTTGAGTGTGGCATTACCACCTGTGTCCACACTTTTGATGTGTGCAGTGGTATTGCGGCCCTCTGGTATTGTCAAACTGTAACTGCTACTCAAACTAGGAGCAGATAATGCTCGAGTGCGTTTCTTATCTTCAATTTCCACAGCCCACCTCTTCTGTAGCTCTTTCCACGATTCGTCCAATTCACGAGCTTTTCGAGCGTGATCAGCAGAAGCAAATTTCTTTTTACCTTTTTTCTTGCCTGTGGTGCTAAGCCACGGACCTTCTAAATGCATACTCAAAATAGCACTCCTAAAAATTTACTGTACACACAGTATAACGTCTTTGTCAGTGTTTGTCAACACCAAAATAGGGATCGTTTTTCAACCAATCATGGTAGTTTTGGAAACCTTGGGCTACATCAACTTTTGGATCAAATCCAAAATCTCTGCGAGCAGCATCAATGTTTAGAGCACCTCTGCTAGGGAAATCTAAATCACGATTACCTACAAAGATTTCACCCTTACCTGCAACTTTTACAGCTAACTTGGCAGCATCTAGCAGACTGTGGCTGTGGCTTTTGGTAATGTTATAAGTTTTGTTGTCTGTGCGATCAGAAAGTGCGGCAGCAACGATTCCGTCAGCAGCATCGTCTACATAGGTAAAGTCTAGCGTTTCACTAGCACCGTTTACTCTAAGTGGGATGCCTCGCATGGCATTGAGAATAAACTTGCTTATCACTCGGTCTTCTACATCCAGCGGTCCATACACAGCACTGGGACGTATGATGGTATAAGCAAGATTGGTACGACGAGCATGATCTTTAACCAACCATTCTCCTGCCAGCTTGAGAATACCATATTGTCCCTGCGGGTGACATTCTGCATCTTCTGTGACATCATCTTTGAAATCACCGTAGACCATCGAGCTGGAAATGTAGATAAACTTTCGAACTTGGTATTGGTTGCTGTGGTCCAGCAAATTCAACAGGCCTTCTGACATGGTTCGACTTCCTCGGCCTGGGTGAGCATTCACTACCTTCTGTCGTGGAAAGCTGGCCATGTGTATGACTATTTCAGGCTTGTCAACGCTGAAACATGACTCCATGGTCCATTTATTCACAATATCAAGACAATAGTATTTTGTCAAGTCTAATCCTTGTGAACGTTGTGCTATGAGATGATCAATTTCTTCCTGAGGAATAATGTCATAATTGGTTTTTGTATCAATGATACTTACTGTGTGGCCCTGTGCCTGTAGTCGTCGAACTACATTATGACCAATAAGTCCTAGACCGCCTGTTACTAGAATGTTCATCGTGTTTGATTAGAAATAGTTTTATAACCCTTGCCCGTAGGGTGTACACGATCAGGGCTTAGATCGTGATTGCGAGTTTCGATAACATGATCATGATGCTTGTTAGCCACGGCCCAAACAGCCTTGCGTTTTTCTTCTTTAATGGCTGGCAGGATCCAATAAACTCGATCTGCCTTGACCAGTTGCCGCAGTGTGTTTAATTCTTCAAAGGTATTGATATTTTGAGTATCGTTTGATCCTAGACTGATGATGATGCTTTTGGCCTGCGTGTTACCTTTGGTATGCAGTATGTGCCGGTTCACATAGTCATAGCTGTTGATACCACTTTTGGCGAGAGTAACACATTCGGTACGAACCTGTCCCACACCTACTGCAAGGCTGTCGCCTAATATCAAACATTCTAACATGATTCCTCCGAAAATTTCTATCATAAAATATAGTATAACATACTTAATACATATGTCAAGAGAAGACCCACCGAAGTGGGCCATTCTTTTAGTTCCTATTAACGATTCATCACGTACATAGTGATTTCGAACCCGTAACGCATTTCAACTGCTTCTGGTGTTGTCCACATAGTATTTCTCCTTTGGTTAACAAAATTACATACTGTCTGTGTAACTGTATGTATCGTTATTATATGATAGAATCACCACAGATCATATAGTGAAAATCATTAAAAGGAGTTAGTGTTAGTACTGGTTACGGATTCCAGTGATACCTTATCTTGTATCCGATTTACTTATTAAACTATTTTTTGTTCTGGTTCAACAAAAGCAATTATCTCTGTACCTTGATCATCTAGGCCACCTTCTGGAAAAGGCCATGCTGCTTGAGCAACGTGTTCTTCTTCCGACATTTCTTCGTAATTTTCTTCAGAGTCTTCATCATCTGGTATTGATACTACTGACAACATAACTTTGTCGTATGCTGATAGTTCGTCAACTAGATCTTTCACCTGTTGTAAAATCTCCAAGCCGTTGTATGCACTATCATCTAATTCTAAACTAACATTCAACCCGTGTACTGTCATTTCAAGTTTCATTTTGAGCTCCTTGTGGTTAGTGTGCTTGTGACACACACCTATTTAAGTGATGTTCGATTACAAAGATTTTACAGCTACTAGATTGTCACGAAATATTTCCCAGGCCTTTTCCCAAGTCCAACGAGAACTGCCCGCTAATACCTTGGCTCTATTTAATTTTAACGCATCATGCACTGCTTGAGCCAAGTCTTCACGCATACAGCCAGTGATGCCTTCATCTATGACATCTAACGGGCCTTGACAAGGATAAGCAGCTACGGGAGTGCCGCAGGCCATTGCTTCAATCATAACAAGCCCAAATGTTTCCCAACGACTAGGGAACACAAATACATCTGCCATGGCAAAATATTTGGCTAATTCTTGACCGCGCTTGGCGCCTACAAATTTTACATTGGGGTACTGTGCCTTGTACTCTTCCAACATGGGACCATCGCCTACCATGAATTTGACGCCCTCATAGGGCATTTCAAAATATGCTTCTAGATTCTTTTCTTTGCTGACTCTGCTGACACATACCAAGATAGGACCATTTGTCACTGTGCCTGTTCTTTGACTTGGATTGAATATAGTTCTATCCACACCACGAGTCCAAGGAACAACATCGCCATCAAATCCGTGTGCCCGTAACTCTTGAACCATGGTATCTGTGGTGGTTAATACTTTGCCTGCGTGTTTGTGGAACCATCGCACTAAAGGCCAAGTAAGTGCCTCAGGGATTCCAAATAGGGCTCTAAGTCCTTCAGGGAACTTAGTATGATAAGCAGTATTGTAGCGAAGATTATGTTTTGAAAGATATTTTCTAGCAGACAGACCAACAGGACCTTCTGTGGCGATATGGTAATAATCCGCACCGACCGCCTCAATCTTCTTGCCCATCTGCCTGGTAACGGCAATCTTGACTTCGTTGTAGCCAGGACAATCAAAGTAGCGGAAGTCCCTGGGAGTAATGTAAACAACGTGATAACCATCCAGAATCGCACAAGCTTCAATGTTTTTGTAGGTCGTGACCACGCCATTTATCTGCTCCGGTAAGTTATCAGTTATTATAAGTATCGTCTTTGTCATTCTGTTTGGTCCATGTTACAATTTCCCAACGGCCATCGTGATGTTCCACAAGTGCTGTGCATGACTCAACCCAGTCTCCGTCATTCATGTATGCGACGCCGTTGATTTCTTTGATCTCTGCGTGGTGTATGTGTCCACAGATGACACCATCAAAGCCACGTTTCTTGCAGTAGTTAGCCAAGTTCTCTTCAAACTTGAACACAAAGTCTACTGCTTTTTTAACCTTGTACTTAAGATACTTGCTAAGGCTAAAGTACCCAAAACCCATGCGCCGACGAATCCAATTAAATTTATTGTTGAGTGTAAGAACAATGTCATATGCTTTGTCTCCTAGGAACGCTATCCACGGTGCCAATCTAGTAATACCATCAAATAGATCCCCGTGTACTACCAAATAGTGTTTGCCATCGGCACCTATGTGTTCTGTTTGATTGTGTATTTCAATAAGACCAAATGAGAAACCATAAGGTATCATTGGCCTTAAAAACTCATCATGATTGCCTGCTATGAATACCACACGGGTACCACGTTTGGCGTGTCCGAGAACTCTGCGAACCACGTTGGTATGGCTCTGTTTCCAACGCCATTTGTTTTGTTGTATCTTCCACGCATCGATGATATCTCCTACGAGATACAGCGTGTCACAAGAATTGTGTTTGAGGAAGTTGTTGAGCTTGTCTGCTTGACAATCTCGTGTGCCTAAGTGTACGTCAGAAATAAAAATGCTACGATAAGTTTTCTGCATAGCAGTATTTATCGTAGCATGGTGTGTGTAATATTACAGTTGTGTTAAATCTGTACCAAGGTCCATTTACGTGTAAATGATTTGCCTTCGGCCTTGTGTTTCAGTATCTTAGCGAACTCTTTTTTACGAAGTTCGGAAACCGTTTCTGTATCATGGTCGACGCAAGCCCTGTACAGTTTAGCTAATAGCTTTTGCTGTTTCATGGTTGTGTCCTCCTGTACTTTATTTATTAACTGTTTAACACTTTTGCCACGGAATTCATTACACTGGCAATGCGGCCAATATCACGAAGCTGTTCTACAGTATAGCCTTCTTGTTTGAGTGTTTCGTAATGTGCTTTCACACAGAAGTGACACTTGCCTACAATACTTGCAGCCAAACTAAATGCTTCAAAGTTTACCTTGGTAGTTCCACCGTGACTTGCAATGGCATTCATCCGTAGTCCTGCTGGCAATCCTTTCAATGCTGGATCATCGGCCATTTCAACATATGGATACCATACATTGTTCTGTGCCATGATGCTTGCGGCTGTCATTGCTGAGTCAGCATGTACAGGAGCATCTGCTAACAAGACAGCTAATACTTTACCGTTGCCAGTTGCGGCTAGGGCAGCTACAGCACAACCCATGGCCACATCCGCATTCAACGTACTACGCACAAGCACAGCATCAAGATTTAACTTGGTGTCCTTGGCGTAGTCTGGCAACGCTTCTTTGATAGCGTCAATGAATGCCATTACAGTGTCTCTCCGCCTACTGTACGGTTACAAGCACATAACTCGCCGGTCTGTAGTGCATCCAATACACGCAATGTTTCTTCTGGGCTACGGCCAACGTTCAAGTTGTTGACAGTCACGTGTTGGATAACGTTGTCTGGATCAACAATGAATGTTGCACGAAGTGCGGCACCTGCGGGAGCATAGAACACGCCAAGCTGATTGATCAGGCTTAGATCTTCCATAGTCTCGTCATTCCAACGTTGGATGTCAGCGAACTGGTTGTGTGTGATCTTCTTCAAATCAGCGTGGGCCATTTGCCATGCAGTCTTACAAAACTCATTATCTGTGCTACCTGTTAGCAATACTGCATCGCGGTCAGTAAAGTCGCCTGTTAGTTTGTCGTAGGCTACAATTTCTGTAGGGCAAACGAATGTAAAGTCTTTTGGGTAGTACACGATTACTTTCCATTTGCCAGGAAAGCTCTCATCTGTGATTGTAAAGTATGCGTCTTCTGGTTGTCCCGGCTTAACACCTGTGACTGCGAATTTTTCTAATTTATCACCAACTGTTTTCATATCTTCTCCTTGTGTGTGTTGAAAACTAACTCTTCAGTGTTTATACTGATATTATATTGTACGTTTATTTAACCTATAGGTCAAGCGATTTTAATAGATTTTTCAATAAATGTTTTAATGACGACTATAGGTTTTTTTAATAATAAAAAGGACTTGTTATGGCGTATGAATTAATTATACAACTGGAATGTATTCGATGCCAGTCGTGGCCAACCCTACCAAACCAATTGTAGTTTCAAATGTTGCCAATTCGCTAGCAGCAACCAATACATCAGCTTGACTATATTTGTTGCCCGACATCCAATTTAACAAATTTTGTGTATCAGTGTAGGTAGCATTGGTACCCATAACATTTTTGTAAACATGCTTGATAAATGTTTCATCACTGACACCGCCAGCATCTGCTTTATACACATCGGTGTTTAAAATTGCTGCGGCTAATTGTTTGTTGGTCCATCCTTGGTCTGCAAAATAAATTCCAAGGCCTTTGTATGTAGCAGTTACATCAGTTACACCAAGTGCGGCCGACAATAATGCGTATACGTCTCCTGCGCGGCCTGCTGCATCATAGGCAATGGCTTTGTCTGTGAACACAACACGTTCATGATCAGCAATATTAAATTCAACATTGGCGGCCAATGAGCTATTCAATTTAATGTTATTGATTGTTTTGGTAATAGCATATTCTGTGCTGGCACCTCCTACAGTGTACGTGTCAACTCCTGCTGTTCCAGTAACATCGACTAGCACATCAATAGTACCGTCACCGACTCGACCAGTTCCAATAACTCCAAAGGTTGCAACTTTGCCTAATGTGCCTACTGTAGCTACTGTGACAATTAGGTTGTTGGTTGATGTTCCACCGAGTGCTGTTCCTGCCAGAGTAATTGTATCACCGGCTGCATATCCGCTGCCTGCACTTGCGGCTAGTGAATCAAGAACAACAGAATATGTTCCGTTGGTTTTTGTTACATCAAATGTTGCACCGTCGCCTGAACCGCCTGTGATGCCAGTTAAATTTTGATATGTTGCATTAATTGGTTTGTCTTTAATGGTAATTGTGGTTGTCATAATTTCTCCTTTTGATATATGATCATACAATTATACATAAGTTATCAAACAAAACTTGTGCGTACACGCACAACTTCGACACGATAATTAGTTGACATTGCCAAAAAGAAACCCGCCGAAGCGGGTTCTGCTATTTTGGATTACAAGGTATAACTACCTCGGACCGCTGTTTTTTAGGCAGCTAGGGCAAATCTGCTTTCATTAGCAGCACCGCGAACGGTGTTACCAGTGAAGCTCATTGCGCTGAAGTCAAATGTATCTGCTGTTGCATTTACGATTTTTGCTTGATTTACGGTCATCGCCTACCGTGTTGCCGTCTCTATTATCTCACCCTGTCGAAACCATGGCAGGCCCATTATTAAGTACACTCAGCTTTCGCCTTGCTTCCAGAATACTCGGATCGGAGTATACTTAATGGTGGACCTGGCGGGAGTCGAACCCGCGTCCAGAATGCCTTCACTTTGAAGGGATTACAACAATTCCTTAGGCTGGCTGAATGTTACTAGCCTGCTGCCCTTTTTGACCCTGAGTTACTTCAAAACTTACAGTCTGTCCTTCTTGCAAGCTCTTGAAGCCACTCGAATTAATCTGTGAGAAGTGAGCAAATAAGTCTGCGCCACCATCGTCGGGAGTAATGAATCCAAAACCTTTGGCGTCGTTAAACCATTTTACTTTTCCTGTTACCATTTTACTTTTTTCCTTGTGTTAAAAATGTTTATCTGTGTGTGTTGTTATTTAATCCAACCTATCTTTTCACCAGCTTCTTTACGGCGATCGTGTTCTTCGGGAGTGTTAGGAAATCTCCATGCCCAAATTGCCACCATCATCATAAACACTGCTGTGCTCAATATGCCTACAGGTTTTACTCCTGTCACATACATTATTATAATGCTGATTGACATCATTGTCAACATCATATAGCGCATTTTCTGTGGGAATACTCTCTTTTCATTCCAATTTGTCAAAAACGGGCCGAAGATTGGGTGATTGTAGATCCAACGGTGCATGCGTTCTGAACCTTTTGAAAAACAATATGCTGCGGCTACCACAAAACAACTGTAGGGTATGCCTGGGGTAATCAAGCCTATGTAGGCCATGCCAAGACTTAGAAAACCCAATATGTTCCAAAATAATTTTTTCATGTTATGCTGCCACTATGCGGTTAGGTACTGCGGCTTGGATGATATCCGCATGTAGGTTTGGTTGAAATTTACCACCTGACGCTCCATTCAATGTGGCTAATATGTTTCCAGGTTTTGATTTTCGTATGCAGAGTCCACCATATGGAAGATTGGGCAAGGCAAAACTCATGTGAACCCATACAGTCTTGCTTGGTAGATATTCCAGCAACAGTTGATCGTAGGGAATATTCTGTTCAATCCATTTGGCTATTTCAAAATAGTTGTGTGCAGGGACACCTCGAAATTGTAGATCACAGGCCTGTCCAGTACCGTGTTGACCGCCTCCAATGGTTGATCCATGTCTATAGGAGTTGGTCACTAGTGTGTTTGGATACTTGGCTTTGATTGGTTCTATGCAATTTTGTGCCAGGGCCGCAAGATTGTTTATCACTGCTGTGGGACCAGCAACCGAAGGATGGCATTCTGCTAACTGTGGTATGGTCCTAGGAAAGGTGACATTTTTTATCATCTGTGCCAAGGTAGTGCCTTTGGGTGTCAACACCATCTCCATAGAGATGCCAGCGGTCACAGCAGAAAAGTCTTGACTCTTCTTGGGAGGGCTGGCTTTTACTCCTGGGCCTTTGGGTTCTGGAGTTGTAGTCAATTGTTTGTATTCTGCCGCAGTGATCCTGCCCTCAGCTAGAAACCTATCTGCTTGTTCCTTGCCTAATGTATTGTTATCATCACCTTCTACATTCTGCACTGCTGATGTCACTGTGACAAACGGCACCGACGGTGGAGAAGATGCGCCACCAGTACTGGCAGCATTGTATAATGCAATTAAAACACCGTTGGCATAGACATTGACAGCATCGTAGACTGGTTCAACTCTTCCATTGGTACCAAATCGCAGGCCTGTAATCGCAGTAAACGGGTGTGTATGCGGGACTGGTGGAAAAGGTCCAGTTGCGGTATTTGATGCCGAAGTTGACGGGTTTATCGTTGGTGTGGCCATTTAGAATTTAGCTATGTCGTTTAGTTTAGAATGATAATCTGTCAATGCTGTTAGCCCTATTGCTCCGGTGTCATCGACAGAAATTTTATACATGCTGGCTGCTAACAACCAACTATAAGCCGGTATGGTTTTTATACCGTCTGTCGACGCCATTACAACTAATTGTTCAAGTGCTGTAGCGATTCTTTCATATTTGTCCGAGTAGTCAATGGCCATATTGCCAGTTGACTCGTCAAACACAACATTTATAGTTGTTGAAGAGTCTTGTGCTTGTACTGGTTCAACTTGAAAACGTGGTCCTTGAGACATAGTATGATCCTAAAGTAGTATTTAAGCCAATGCAATACCAGTGGTTGACTGGATAAATTGATCAGCAAATGCTTTGTCTGTGGCTTCTGCTACTGTTACTGTTGTTTTTAACAGTTTGATCTCTTTGTTGGGATCTACTGTAAACAAATAGGGCATCAATCCCGGCCCTTTTGGTCCCATTCCAATTACCTGTGGATTTTTTAGTTTGTAGTATGCAGCACCGTCTTCAACTAGTTTGGCAACAATTTCTTCACCACTGGTTAGTTTTAATGTGATTACTTCACCTTCTGCAACACCTTTGTCTATTAACATCATATTTCACCTTTGCCGAATCCGCCGGCTGTTTGTTCTAAATGTTGGCGCAGTTCTGTAAACCCGCCAATTAGTTGATTATGAATAAAAATCTGGGGAACGGTTCTTGCATTAGGCACAGCTTCTAAAAGCTCTTCTCTAGTGTAACCATCTCCAATCTTACGTTCTTCGTATTTAATACCTCGTTGTGTTAGCAGGGCTTTGGCCTGATCACAATAGGGGCAATTATACTTACTCCATACGATAGCTGTCATTGCATTTCCTTTGTTAATTTGAATAAATCACAGCACCTTTTTTGTCCGTGACTCGAACCAACAATACACCTTTGCGTTTGTACTGTAAAGCGGCACTAATAGCTGCTTGTTCACTGTTATAAGTTCCTATAACGATCCAGCTTTCGTAGGGTGAGTTGCGTTTGTACTGTGCTTTAAACATACATTATATAGCTGGCAATGCATCATAGTCAAGATTTTCGCTCATTACACCTATGACATAGTTGGTGCTTTCGCTTTCTTGTAGAGCTGTTTGTTTTTTGCTGGTATCAACGTGTTTGTTAAACCAAGGAATTGGAGTTGATCTAGGAGCAGCCTGCTGATATTTTATGCCAATGTCTTTGAGTGCGCCCACTGCTGTGTAGTCCACAAAGTCTTTGAGAATGTTGGCATTCAACCCAATCACTGGGCCTTTGTTGAACAAGTAGTCAGCCCATTCTTTTTCTTCACGTATGACATCTAGATACAATGCGTATACTTCAGACTCACATTCTGCTTTGACTTCAACGAAGCGATGGTCTTCTTTGACCACTTGATTAATTAAGAACGCTGTCCAGCCTTTGTGTAACAGTTCGTCTTGTAGGATCAATTGGATGATGTTGCCATTGCCCATGAAGATCTTGTTCTCTACCATTGCAAGGCTTGTAGCAAAGCTAACCATAAAGCGGAATGCTTCCAAAGCATACGATGCGTGTAGTGCCATCCAAATTGCTCGGATATATTCTTTTTCTGGAATTGTTTCGCCTAATTGTTTACGACAGTTGATAACGTGTAATGCTTCATAGTAGTTGCCAACACTTGATGCCATATCCACAATTTCTTTGGTATCATGTATGGTGTTGAACACATCTTTGGGCACGTTGTAGATGTTACGGATAATATGGCTGTAACTCTTTGAATGAATGTTTGTTTCAAAGAATGTCCAATTGTACACCAATGCTTCCAATTCAGGCAGGCTAATCACCGGCATAAAGATTTGACTTGGTCCACGTCCTTGCAAACTATCCAATGCTGTTTGGCGTAGCAAGTTGCTGGTGAAGATATGCTTCACAGCATCACTGGCATCCTTGAAATCGTTTGAGTCTTTAGTAAGGCTGATCTCTTCTGGTTGCCAAAAGAAGCCACGTGCTGTTGCTTCAAAGTCTGCAATCTTCTTATACTTAACTTCTTCAAATCGTTGAATAGTAACCGGCCCGGCTGGATCCAGAAACATCTTACGATTAAGATAGTCTGTCTTTGTGTGTAAATTGTATTGTTGTTTGCTCATAGTTTGCATGCCTCGCAGTCGTCTTCTTCTATGATTTCACGTTCATTGTGGAATCCGTTGTAATGAACTTCTGGTGTTCGTTGTTCTTGTCTACTACCGGCCTTGTTGATTAGGCTGTAGTAGAATGTTTTCAATCCCCATACATGTGCCTGCATCAAGTTCTTGGCAATCAATGTGGTGGGCACTTTGCGATCCGCAAAGTGTGCTGGGTTGTAGAATGTATTGGTTGAGATACTTTGATCAACATAAGCTGCCAAGACCGCTGCTGTTTTAATATAACCGTCACAGTCTTTCTGTTCCCACATCAGTTGATATTTGTGTTTCAATCTATTGTATTCCGGAACTACCTGTGTGAATGATCCTGCCTTGCTTTCTTTAGTAGAAATCAAACTCATAGGCATTTCAATACCATTGGTTGAATTGATAACCACAGAACTAGACTCCACGGGTGCAATCGCCATTAGTGTGGCATTTCGCACACCGTGTAACATCATTTCTTGTCGTAGTGGTTCCCAGTCAAGTTCTGGTGCAAAGTCAGTGAGCTCGTTTACTCCTCTGGCTCTTCTTTCCCAAGGGAACTCTCCCTTGCCGTATCTGGTGTGATCGGAATCTTTACAGCGTCCTCTTTCTTTCGCCATTTCGACCGTGGCCTCTGTAAGGTAAAAGGCTTGATGCTCCATCCAAACTTTAACTTCTGCCAGTGCGTCTTTGTCGCCATATTTTATTCCCCTTCTTGCATGCCAATAAGCAAGGTTAGTTACACCAATGCCTAAGGGTTGAATTTCGTCGTTTGACAACTTGCTTTGAATACTCAAAAAATCTTGATAATCTAAGATGTTGCACAAACTACGTTGTAGTATGCGACATGCACGGCGCATGTCTTCTGGGTTACGGAACGCACCCCAGTTGATGGATCCCAGTGTACATAACGCTATGCGTCCTGTCTCGTCGTCTAGTCTTTTAAATGGACGAGTCGGTAGTAAGATCTCACAGCACAGGTTACTTTGATATATGGTATGGTACTCTGGATCGAACGGACCCTGTTCCATAACATTATCAATAAACACCAAATAGATGCGACCTGTATCTGTACGCTCCTTGAGAATGCCTGATCTGAATACTTCTTCAGCACTCATTGTTTTCTTCCGCAAGTCTTTGCGCTTTTCATATTTCACATATAGCTCTTCGAATCTCTGTGTGTTTTTATAAAATGCTTCGTACAAGTCTGGTACTTCGTTGGGGTCAAAGAATGTTATGTCTTCTTTGTTTTTAAATCTTCTCCAGAAGAAAGCTGACAGCACAACGCCATAATCCATGTGTCGAACTCGTGTTTCGTCTGTGCCTTGATTGTTTTTAAGCACGATGAGATCATCGAACTGTAGGTGCCATATGGGATAGAACACTGTAGCTGATGCATTACGAATACCACCTTGGCTACAACTACGCAGGTCGCCGAACCATTTCTTTAGGAATGGTATCATACCAGTGTGCTGAATTTCTCCGCCACGTATAGGAGACCCTAATGACCGTAGACGTCCTATCTCTAAGCCAATGCCAGCACGTTTGCTGGCATACTTGGCCATCATCTCGCCAGAAGCAAAAATGGAGTCAAGGTCATCATCACTGCGAATGAGCACACAACTACTGAACTGCTTAGTGGGAGTGCCAAGGCCAGCAAGAACAGGAGTAGCGAGAGTAAATAAACCGTCTGAAGCTGCATTGTAGTATTCCTTGATTAATTTCATTCTTGCTGTGTTAGGTTCTTCTTTGTGGAACACAGTGGCCGCAGCTATCATATATCGAATCTGAGGTGTTTCGTAGATTTCTTTGGTGGCACGATTCTTGACAAGATATTTTTCAATCAACTGTTCAATGGCAGCATAAGAATACTCTTCATCTTTGGCATGATCCAACATTTCATGCATGCGGTTCCAATCATCTTCACTGTACCATTCTAGCAATTCGTTAGTGTAGAGTCCCACTGACACATTCTTCTTTACAATGTCATAGAGGTGGGGTGGAGTATAACTGCCATACACATCCTTCCTCAACATGCTGAGTCTTTGTTTACCTGCTACGAATTGGTAATTGGTGTTGCCTACATCTGGATTTGATTCGACATCAATTAGATCCACTATGGCTCGTAGGGTGAGTCCATCTATGGCTTCTGTAGTGATGCCGTCATAAAAATGAGGTTGGGCTTTGATCTCTATCATCGACTGACTAACGTCAGCAATGCCTTGACAAACTTTGGCAACCTGCGCTTGCCACTTTTCTACTGCCAGCGGCTCTTTATTGCCGTTTCTTTTAATAACTGTAATGCTTGTCATTTATCGTTCTCTGTTTTATCTTTGTGAGGTATTTATTGCAATTTGCTAACTGCGTATATTGTCTTGGTATCGAGGGTTTTAAGTTGTTCTGCGCTTACTACTGTGCCATATTCAAGGTTAAGAACCTGTTCGTCTCCGACTACTAACATGTATTGGTGTTGTTTCTCTTGTGGGCACATAGACATATGTATCTCACATTTGGTATCAATAAACCGCTGTGTTAATTTAATAGTATACAGCATTCCTAACACTAATGCAAGATTATCCAGCCTAAGATCTAGCATTAAATGCCAGGGATCGGGCCATTCTGTGGGGAGTTGTGGATCTAAGTATGGACTAACAAAAGGTGCATGACACCAAAGTTCAGCAACATCTTCCAATGGGGTTGGACTTGTTTCCAAACTTTCTCTAAACTGTCTCCAGGCTGCTAGTCTTTTGGTTCCATACTCATCAAACACCGTAGGCCACATCATACGATATGGACCCGGCGATACCGGTGGCAAGAGGATTTTTATAGGTCAACATCACAGTATCTATTACCGCTGCTGTTGAATCGTCTAAGACAGTGTTACTGCTCTTAGCCACGCTGAATTCAAAATTGGTCATTGTGCTTCCTCCTGGTGATGTAAGTGTATTTGGTGAATATGCGAAACTATCTGTGATTGAGACATCGCTGCCGTGGCTTTCAGGACTGAGATCATCGCCGATGACTATAGTGGCTGTGCCATATCTAGTGTGTTCGCCTAGTTTAAGACAGTAATTTATCACAGTAAACTTATTTTGTGCAGAAAATGCTGCTAGGGGAGCAAAACTGTCAGATAGTGGTACAGCAGCATAATTTTTATCAACAAAAGACACACCCGAAGCGTTGTAGACTTCCGAGAAAGCAGCTGTACCTGACGTAACAGTTGGCAAAGTACCTGCAGCCTGTTGGCGATCGCTGGTGCAATCAACTAACACATTGCCTATCTTTTCACCAAAGTACACCACGTAGTCGTTGGGGCTAGTGCTGAGGCTAGTACCAGTACCTACAGCTTTGAATTTTGATCTCTGTATTAATGTACCGCGACCTGCAGTTGATCTAAATGCTTGATTAGCAACTTCTTCAAATTCACAGTCGTTGATCTGCCAACGATTACCCTGAGCAGTAACTCCATCGATGTAGATGGCTGTGTCATTGACAAAAAATTTGCAGTCTTGAAATCTCACTGCGGTATCAAATGCATCACTTTGCAAACACTTTGCTGATACCGCGTTTTGTTCGAATACACATCCGTCGAACACAATGTTATGTGCCCTGGTGCCGATCCCAGTGTTCTGCCAAAACACCGCAGCAGGAGCAGAGTTAAAGTCTACTGCATTGCCTAGATTATATTCACCGAGGAATCTCAAACTCTCGAATCTAGATTCTGCTAGTCCAGACAATGTCAATGTTCCAGTGGTGCGTTTAATAGTAAAATTACTCCATCGCATGTTCTGTGGTCGATTGGTACTATTGAAATCTCCCAGCTCAAGTCCTTGGCTGGTTATTAATCGAATGTTGTTGCCGCCAATGTTTAACACAGCGCCTAACTGTGTTTCACCTTTGAGGATCACTCCGCTGGGCACAGCAAGGTCGGTGGTAAACAGGTACTCGCCGTTGGGTATCAATAATTCTTTTTTGTAATTTTCGTTGGCGTTTCTAAATAGTTCTGTGAACGCAGTTTCAAATGCTGCCACACAGTCAGTGCTTCCGTCTCCCACAGCACCAAAGTCTGCCACGCTGACAGTTTCATCTTCTTTGCTCTGTAGACTTCGTGACACGCTGAGAGTGATGGCTGTGTCATCGCTGGCAAACTGGTAGCTAGATGCTAGTTCTAGTATGTTATCGTGTTCGGTGAGTACTTTGGTATTGCCCACATACGGAGCACCTTCTAGTACGCTGCCATTGCCTATGAACAGTTCTTGAGAATCTACTGCCCATGCAAATTCAGCAGAGCTCAGTTGCGGAATTCCACTATTGGAGTTTTTTTGGCCTCTTCTGACCTGGATTTTTGAGATTTGGACCACTGCCACGATAGTTCTCCTAGAAACTTCTGTTTCTAGTATTTAGCTTATCGCAGTGAGTAATACTCTTCCACTTTAGTCAACCAGGCATCTTGCCACTTGTTGAAATCTTTGGGTTCTAGCGTAAACTGTTGATATTCAAAAGCACGACTGCACATAAAGATAACACCTTTCTTGATGTCTGTGCCGTAGACTTCATTATGTGCTAATATATATGCCATTAGCTGTAGATAGTAATCTTCTACCCACTCTGCTTTCTTAGGCTTGTTAGTCTGTTTGTGATCCATTACTGCGGGTTCACCATCATGCACACCTACAAGATCAGTGGTACCTGAGAACAGACCTGGAAAGTATAGACTCTGCTCCATGGCCCATACTTCGCTGACTTTGCTGAGTCCATTCTCGATGATAACATCGGCCATTTTATTAGCCTGAACATGCACAGGTGCATTGCCGGGCTGTCGCTGTTCACCAACAACAAATCGTTCTAGGTTGGCATGCATGGCTGTGCCTACTCCAGCCGCCTCTGTAGTGATCTGTTGTGCTTTGGCATGTCCGATCCTATCTCGCCATTCGTTTAAGTGTGTCATATCCTTGGTAGCTGAAAGGATAGTAGTAACACTCGGCAGGCTTTCACCGTCGGGTGTTAGATACACACGTTTGCGTGTAACAGGATCGTTGATCTGTTTGCAGTTTTTATATTGGATCCGTTCGATGAACGGTGGAGGAGTAAAAGTTGTAGTCATCCTGTATATATTACAGGTTTTTAATCAAGTTGTCAAGCCTGAGCGGCTAATTGTTGGGGAGCCGCAGATGCTGCTATTTGATCCACTTGGTCTTGACTGGTCTGACCCTGTTTGACTGGGGTTTGAGTATCTTTGTCAGTGCCTGGCACATTTAGTTCGATGCCGTCGGCGTTGAAATTCTTTACCAAACTTTGAACAATTGGGCTGGAATCATAGATGCTTTTAAAAGTTTCATAGTCGGCACCCATTTCGAATCCGCTGCGATCTGCAATCTGCTGTAGGCTCTTCCAATTTAACTTGGCGGCTTGTTTTTTAGAAGCTGACCTTCCTACAAAGTTTTTAAGTATGATCACAAACTTGTCGAGATCAACATCAGTGTCTGCGAATTCAAAAAATCTCATTTTATCTGTGCCAGTTGTTGTTGTAGCTGTTGCAGTTCTTGTTGCTTGGCTTTGATTTGATCCTGCACTTCTTTTTTAGCAGCAGCCACCTGTTGAGCTTGTGCGGCCGGATCTACTTCACCGCCTAGGCCTCCGGCCTGAGCTGCTTGCCCGACCGCTTTGACTCCCTGTCCTACTGCCTTGGCACCTTGTGATGCTACATTGCTCACAGTTTTTGCACCTTGTGATGCCACATTCCCTAACGCTTTTGCACCCTGTGAAACCGCGTTGCCGACACCTTTGGCAAGAGCAGTACCACCTCTCATTGCGGCACCACCTAATGCAGCAGCGCCTCGTGCTACTCCGCCTGCTACTGCGCCCAACACCGGAAGAATTTCGTCTAACTGTTGTTGTTCTTTAGCAGAAGTAATTTCACTGAGTCGCATTAGCCTGCCAACACTTTGAGTAGGCTGCTGCTGCGGTTGATGCTTTCGCGCTGCTCACGACCTGCATCACCTAGTCCACCTGCTGCTGGTTCAGCTGCGGCAAACTCATCTTCGCCACCCATGTCGCCTATGTCGCCGTCCATGTTCATTGCGTCTGGCTCTGCTGGTCCCATTTCATCACCACCCATTGCAGCTGGATCACTACCTAGCATTTCTGCACCTTGTTCTTCGCCGGTTAGTTGGCGAACACCAGTGGCCATTGTTTCACGTGTGGATTTTAAATTTTCCAGTGCTTGTTGGATCGCAGGAGCCACTGAGCTAATAAATGCTTTGGCTTGTTCTTGTCCCATTTCATCACGGATTGAATCACCTAACTGTAGCAGTGTATCATTCTCCATGCTTGATAATTCTTCAATCCAACGGCTGACTCTGTCAACCATGGTCTTTGCTGTAACGATAGCGGAAGCCTGTTGTACTTCGCCTTCTTGTAATCTTGTCATAATATCTCCTGTATTGACTGATTCTGTATTAACTGATTCTTTCATATTGGCTTCAATCCATTGCATAACGTCATATAGATCGTTGACCAATTGATTTGGTCTAACTGGATCGCCTTGACCAAGTTCGGCCATTTTAGATTGTTTTCTAATATCTGCTAAAAGATTGATCGCATCTCTAGCATTATTAATATATGCTTCGTTGGTATTCATATCTTCCTTTTGATTAATGCTTTCAGTGGGGTTCTCGCCAGTAATAGAAACGGTCCATTTCTTGCCTGTGGACTCGCTCTTTTTAGCTGCCCAATCTTTGAGTTGGTAATAGTGCTTTCTTTCGGCTGAGTCGTCAGCATACTGGCCACGACCTTTGAATACTTTCCACTGCTTGCCGTTGATACTAACAGCAAAGTTGTTTGGTGGCTCTGTGTTGCCTTCATCCCAATCTTCTGGATCTCTTTCTCGTTCCATTGTAACATCTTCGCCTACATCGTGTTCATGTCTTTGTAGCCACTTGTACTCGCTGATAAAGTCGCTAGGAAAGTCTTCATCGTAGCTGAAATAATATCGAGCAGCTTTTGCGCCATCTCGTTGTTTCATTATTGAAAAACCAGCATTTAAAATGTCATCTTCTGAATCTAGGTCTGGGTTAGATTTATATAATTCTTGTGCCATACTCATTCTAGATGATTCGTCTTCAGTTTCTATGCTTTCGTAGTCTTCGTCGCTGCCAAAGCCTGCTGAGGCTAGTGCGTAATTGTCGTCAGTTTCACCACCTTCATCATCATAAGTGCCGCCATGGAATCTGTCTGCTAGTTCTTCAGCATAACTTTCAATATCATCTTCCGGAACTTCTCCGTCTAGAAAACGTAGGGCTTTATCAAATACAACTTTGTCATCGCCGCTGTCATCATCCATAGGAGCATATTCACTGTTCATCCATTGATTAAACAATTCGTCTGGATCTGTCTCTGGGCCTTCTCGAACATCAGTGTCTACTATGTGCTCTTGACGATCCATTAGTTCTGCAACAATAGCATCGTGCATGAACTGTGCCTGCGTTAGGGTTTCGTTTTCGATAGTTTCATTGAATCCGCTGTCTTGGCGGGCTGTATGTATTTGGGTGCGTAGTTTGTTACGTGCATCCTCTAGCTTGGGAGTATCAAAACTCTCTAGGTCTAGCTTTGTTCCAAATGTCTTAGCCAACGACTCGTTGAGTCTTTTTGAAGATCTATTGTTTTTAAAAAGGTCGGTTGTTCTCATTTTATGGGATCCAGATTGATGTAGTATTTATTCAATTCACAACAAACG